CCGTGTCCTTGAGCTTGGGCCAGAAGGGGGCGTCGAAGGGGATGACGTTCCGGATCGGCGTGTGGGGCAGGCCGCGCGCCTCGAAGGCCAGCGCCTGGAACTGATTCACGACGTAGGCCGGGATGCCCCGGTGGATCATCGACAGGTTGCAGTTGTCGGGATGCGAGTGGTAGAAGGCCGCGACCCTCTTCGAGGGGTCCCCGTCGAGGAAGTCCTGGATCGGCTGGTCGTCGACGTCGAGGTAGTTGTGGAGCACCAGGACGTTGGCGAAGGCGAGGACCGACAGGGCCTCGGAGTCGCTCCAGAGCAGGTCGTAGGGGAACCGGAGGTTGCCCACCGCCCCGCCGTTCCCGATCCACCTCGAGGGCGCGCCGTGGCGCGTCGAGGCCTGTGCGAGGTCGAGAATGGCGCCGGCGCACGGCGTCTTGGAGAGGTGGGCAACCAGGTAGCTCATGGGTCAGCTGGAGTAGTCCTTCTCGGGGATGATCTCCCCGGTGCGCACCTTGCTTGTGAGATTCCCGTGCCAGTCGCGCCAGCGCGCGAGGAACTGGGGGACGTGGACGAAGGTGCGGTCCTGCTGTTCGGCGTAGCGGCTGAGTACCTTCCACATCGCGTAGTCCTCGGCCGCGAGCATGGCGCCCCACTCGACCCCGCACGACAGGAACCACGCACGGTTGAGCAGGACCGCGATTCCGATGTAGCACTCGCGCATGAGGCGGGCGTGCGAATGCTCGCCGCGCTTGCACTCGCAGAGGATGTTCCCGATCGAGTCGGTGTTCCAGAAGTCCCCGTAGGCGAGAACGGCCGTCGGATCGCGCTCGAGGGCGTCGTAGAGGGTCTGCAGGAAATGAGGTTCGAAGACCTCGTCGTCGCCCAGCGGGCGCGTGAGGTACTTGCCGCGCGCAGCCTCGTACAGGAAGTTGTCGGTCGGACCGTGGCCCGTCTTCTCGTTGGCCCGCATGATGAACACGCGGATCCGGTCGTCGAGCATGACCTGCCTGTAGAGGTAGTCGAACAGGGCCTCGGACCTCTGCTGCGGGACCTCGGTTCCGATCAGGATCTCGTAGGGCACGGAGCAGTATTGGTTCCGCAGGGTGGCCAGCGCCTGCTTGAGGTAGCCGAGGTGGTGCTGCGACCCCGAACGGTTGAAGGTCGGCAGGATGACGCTGATTTCAGGTCGCATTCCTCAGCACCTCGGCGGTGTACTCGATCATCGCGGGCAGGTCGTGCTCGATGTGCCAGCCGAGGCCCTTCATGGAGTCGACGTTGGCCGCGCGCGTCTTCACGCCGGCCGGTTTCGACGGAGCGAAGCGGATCTTGGCGTAGGGGTTGACGTGCGCGATGACCGTCTCGGCGACCGTCTTCACGGAGTGCCGGATCTCGTCGCCGATGTTGACGGCCTCGCCGTTGAGCGGGCCCTGGTCCATGACCAGCTGCAGGGCGCGCGCGGCGTCCCGGCAGTCCAGGAAGGACCGCTCGGCCGTGCCGTCGCCCCACACCTCGAGTTCCTCGTCGCCGGCGAGCAGCTTGCCCACCAGCGCGGGGATGACGTGCCGCGAGTCGATCGAGCAGAACTCCGGCCCGACCGCGTTGAACATCCGAACGCACGTCGCGTCGAGCTCGTACTGCTGGCAGGCCGCGCGCACCATTTCCTCGCCGGACAGCTTGAGCAGGCCGTAGAGCGACTCCGGGCGCGCCGGCCAGACGTCGGCCTCCTCCAGGAGCAGCACCTTCTCGCCAGTCTGCAGGGTGGTCGGATAGACGCACGCCGTCGACGCATAGAGCAGCCGGGCCTTGCACGCCAGCGCCTGCTCGATCGTCTCCCAGTCCCCGCAGACGTTGCGCGCCTGGTCGTAGGGGCGGGCGTACATACTGCCCACGCCGCCGATGCGCGCCGCGAGGTGGTAGATTTCCGCCCAGTCGTCGCCGTGCGTCTCGTACAGGTGCTCCCAGCTGGAGCACCGGGCGACGTCCCGCACGACGAGGTCGAGCTGGCCGTCCTCGGCCGCGGCCGCCGCGCGCGAGAGGTTGCGCACGGTCCCGCGCGAGAGGTCGTCGAGCACGACGACGCGGTTGCCCTTCGAGATCAGCTGGTAGACCAGCTCGGATCCGATCATCCCAGCGCCGCCGGTCACGACGATGTTTCGCACTTCGCGTTCTCCTTGGGGCAGTAGACGCCCATCCACGGACCCTTCGAGTGCCCCTTGACGTGCCAGACGTGGGAGGCCGCCTCGAAGTCGCTGGGGACCCACCCCGACCGGTGCGTCTGCCAGAAGTCGCCGCCCGCCTCCCACGGGTCGGAGTCCTGCCTGCAGAAGCCGTTCGGCGTGTGGACGATGACCCCGCGCCTGCAGACTCGCAGCGCCTCGGCGAGCAGCTCCCGGCCCTTGGGCTTCTCGAGGTGCTCGATCACGTCGTCAAGCACGACCGTGTCGAAGCTGGCGTCGTCGAACGGCAGGGGCGGCACTATCACCTGGCGGAACTCCAGCTGCGGCCACTTCGCCTTGCACGATTCGACGTAGGGATCGAAGGCGTCGATCCCGACGTACTTCTTTCCGGGAGAGGGAAACAGCCACCGCGTGCAGCACGGGCGGATCCCGCAGCCGACGTCGAGAATGGATCCCGGGTCGCCGATCAGCTGGCGCTCGGCCAGCTGCGCCTCGCCCACCGTGTCGCAGTGGTGCTCATACACCAACCGCGGCGGGACTTTCTCGATCATGTGTCACCCCCTTGGCGTGGTCGAGGGCCTCGGCGAGGCCCATGTGGTTGTAGTCGAAGATGCCGCGCGCCGAGGCGTTGATGACCTCGACTCCGGCGTCGTGCTTGAGGAAGTCCGTTTCGGCCGCGAGGTAGTCGGCGTGCGCGCGGCAGTCCTGCGTGGCGAGCACCATGTGGCCGGAGACGTCCAGCTCCGGGAGCGCCGGCTGGCGCAGCCACGGCGGCATCCGGTTCTCCCGGTAGTCCTGCATCGCCTTGTCGAAGTAGACGCGCGTGGGCTGGATCTCCGTGTGGTTCCCCGCGCTGTTCTGGACGAGGCGACAGTCCATGGAGAAGTCGCACCCGACGAAGATCACGGCCTTGAATCCCAGCTTCCACGCGATGTAGGGCACGTTGCCGATCGTCGTCGAGGCCATGCAGTCGAACGAGGTCAGCTTGCGCATTTCGGGGACGTGGCCCATGTCGCCGAGGTTGCTCCAGCCGAAGTAGCGGTTTTTCGGGTGGAAGGCGCGCACGATCCGCGGGTCCGCCTGGGGCGTGCCGATCATGACCACCTTGGAGAGGTCGAAGGGGCGCATCTTCCGGCCGCCATCCGACAGGTCGTTGATCCAGTCCGACAGGCCGCGGCGCTCGACGAAGTAGAAGTAGTCGGGCGCGATGTCCGGCCCGGCGCCCACGAAGGCGCGCATCGACCGGTTGAGGCAGAGCAGGCGGAACTCCTCCCGGCGCTTGTAGAGCAGCGGAAGCGACTGCGTCAGAGAGGGGCCGCAGCTCGCCACGACGAGGACCTCGCCGGGATGCTGGTCCCACAGCTGCTTCCAGTCGGGATAGCCGGCCTCCATGTTCTCGACCGCGTAGCGGTACTCGATCAGGTTGTCCTCATGGTTGCGCGCCATGAGGGTGTCGAGGTCCGAGAGGCCGACGCCGTGCTCGCGGCGCTGGCCGAGGAACTGCGGCCACTGGACCCAGTTGTACGCGATGTGCCGCGCGCCGTTGGGCGCGAACGCGGACGGAACGACGTAGCCCCAATGGCCGTCGAGGTCCACGGTCACGCCGAAGGGCACCCGCCCATCCCGGCCGGGACGGTAGGGAGGCTGGGGGTAACCCAGCCTCCCGTTGCCGTTGGTGGACGTTGCGACGGTCACGGGCAGAACACGCGGGCGAGCGTGGATCCCGTGTTGACGGCCGACGCGGCCACGCCCGTCTCGAGGAAGTACCCGTAGACGTGGCCCTGGATGACGCCGCCGGACATGGCCGCGGCGGCGAGCGGCTGGACCCGGCCCTCGGCCAGCGCCGAGGCGCCGGCGTCGACCCGGATGCCCTGCCCCGGGGTGGCCGCGGCACCGACGCGAACGTAGGTGTCGCCCCTCTTCACGATGTAGAAGAGGGCGCCGACGGGGATGGTCTTGGCCTTCTCGGCGTAGACGTGGTCCGCGAACCCGGCCACGGCGTCGTTGTCCGTGTCGCACAGCTCGACGTTGCCGAGGGTGTGCGGGTTCTTGTACTTGCACGCCTGGGTGCCGTAGATGACCGCCCCGTTCCGGTTGACCGCGATCTCCAGCTCGACTCCGTCGTCGAGTTCGTACCTGCTCCCGATCAGCTGCGTGGGCGCGGCGCCCATGCTGCCGGAAGCGAAGTAGTCCCCTCGAGCGAAGGGAAGCGGAACAGTGGTCATGAGATTGTCTCCCTGAAAGCGTGCGCCGGGCCTTCCCCGCCGGGGGTGACCGGAGCAGTTCCGGACCCGGACGCGCGCTGGTTTCGTTGTCAGTTCGCCGCTGCCTCTGCGGGCATTACGCGGCGTACAGCTTGAACTGGTGCTGCGGCGACTCGAACTTGAAGTTGCCGAACAGGTCCGCGCCGATCTTCCAGCCCTTCGAGTCGATGTCGTACTCGACGTAGCCGTCGATCAGCTGGTCCGTCATGCAGTCCAGCTCGATGTAGTCGAAGTTGAAGCCGTAGCCGGTGTTGGCCGGCACGTCCTCCTCCCACGTCACCTCGACCCCGTCGAAGTACATCGTGGTGAAGCCGAGAGCGCCCAGCAGCCCCTTGTTGCCCTTGGTGACGTAGATCGTCTCCTTCGCCTCGAGCGCGTTCTGGAACTGCTCGAACATATCGAGGTTGAGGTCGACCACGTCGATGCGCTCCTGCGTGGCGTTCTTCCGCATCGCGCGGTTGATTCCGTAGCGCACCGCCTCGAGGCACGTCGCGTAGAAGGTGCTCGCCGAGGCGTTCCACGCCGACGAGTTCCACGCGACCAGCGCCGGCGTCCAGAAGTCGTACTCCGGATCCGCCGTCGAGCTGCCGCCGTAGTTCCCCAACGTCTGGTTGAGGCCGGCGTAGGTGCCGTTGGCCGTCCCGGCCTTGCTGGCCGAGGTGTAGGTGCCGGAGAAGATCGCCTCCGCACCGTGGAAGTTCTCGCCGTCGCTGCCGTCGCCGAAGAACTTGCCCGAGAGTTCCCGGGAGAAGTCCGTCTTCAGCTCCTTGGACTTCTGCCCGTAGAGCTTGAAGATCCCCGACTTGCCGCGCGTGGCGAGGCGCTCCTGCTTGGTCACGACCGTGTTCATGTCGTAGGCACGCCACGGGAGCGTTGCCTCGAGGTAGGGGTCGATGCGCTTGAAGGTGACGACCTTGCCGTCCTGGTACGTCTCGAGCTGGTGCCGCTTGTAGCGGACCTTCCAGTTCATCTGCGTACCGTCCTGGCCGTACTTGATCCGGCCCTTCTTCTTGAGCATCGACAGGATGACGTGGTTGCGGACCGTCTGGTCCGCCAACCCCTTGATGAACAGGTCGTGCGCAGCCTTCAGGATGGTCCCGAATGCCTGCGTCATGACGTTCGCTCCTGTCTAGTCCTCGAACGAGCTGAGGTCGATTCCGGCCCTCTTGGCCGCGATGCGGGCGATCTGTTCCCCGTCGAGATTCGACAGGTCGAGCTCGTCGTCGTCGGGATTCGCAGGCGGGGCCGGCGGCAGTCCACCCTTCGACGCCTTCTTGCGGAGCTTGCGCAGGTCCTCCACGCGAGCGTCCGCCTTCGGCGGCTTGGGCTTGTCCTCGTTGGCGGGCTTCGCCTGTCCGTGCACCAGCCGCAGGTGTTCCACCGCGAACTCGGGGCTGACGCCCTGGTCGAGCAGCGCATAGAACTCCGTATCGTGCTGATTCAGGAAGTCGAAATGCTTCTCGAGGAATCGTTCTGTTGCGGTGTCCGCCTGCTGCTGCCGGATCAGGGACTGCGCCTCGTCGCGGATCACGTCGGCGAATACTTCCTTCATCGCCGTGCGATCCCCGAGGTAGACCCTTTGCCAGAGCTGCTGCTGGTGGGCGTGGAAGGCTTCCACCTTCTCGACCACTTCGCGCGGACCATCCCAACCGATCTGCTGGCCGGTGTCCTCGTCGAGGCGAGGCTTCACCATGCGTTCCCACGCCGGATCCCACTCGGGCCGCGAGGGCTTGGGCTTCGACTCAGGCGTCTGAGGCCTGTCCGAAGAAAGCAGGGACTCCACCTGGCGGGGATCCATTCCCCGCGACCGCAGGTAGCGTCCGAATGCGGCGTCCTCATCGCGGCGGGAGAGGACGGTCCGAAGATTCTTGAGAGACGCGCGAGCGTCCTCGATCGTCTTGAACTCGCCGATCCCCAGCTGCTGGAGGTCCGCAAGGGTGAGGGCCTCGTCGACGGGGGGCTTGTCCTCGATGGGGGCCACGTCCTCGTCGTCCTCTGCCTCACCGCCTTCTCCGGCGTCGTCGGGGGTGGCGTCGGGCTTGTCCTCGATGGGGGCCTCGTCGCCTTCCTTGTCCTCGTCGCCGGCCGTATCGGTTGCCTCGGGTGCGGGCTTCGGCTTCGGGAGGTCGTCCGGGTTGACGCCCAGCTCGTTGCTCAGGGCGGCCACGTCCTCGTCCGTCAGCTGATAGTCCTCAGCGAGGTCTTTCGGATCCTCAGGCACTTTCCAGCTCCTTCTCGATCGCCCGCTGCGCCTGCCAGTCGCCGCGGCGGGCCTTGCGAAGCAAGTCCTGCCGGCCACTCTCGGCGTTCTCCGGACGATCGGTAATCGTCACCCCCAGCTGCGCGGCACGCCGACGGGCATCGCCCATCGACTCGCAGAAGGCCCGGGGATCGCCCGGGTACTCGGCGAGCGCGGGCTGGTACTTGCCCCGCACTCCCTTGACGCCCATCTGCCGGCCGTCCTGTGCCAGTCCCCACCGGTTGTCCCGGGTCGCAATCCGCGGCCAGGAGTCGGTGGCGACCATGATGGCCCACTTGTGGGAGTCACCGCGGGCCCGCGCGTTGTGGTAGCGCGCGAGCTGCAGGACGTCGAGCTTCTCCAGCTCGGCGGCCTCGAGGTCACTCAACCCGTTGGGGGCCATGCCCGATTAGTATGCGGGCGGTGGTGGTAACCGTCCAGCGTCTTACGGAGTGAGGGATCCTCCCGGCCCCACCGCGCCCGGCATGACCGGCTGGCCGTTCCGCACCGCGATCGGGCCCCCGCCCTGGAACAGCGCCTCCATGTTCGGCACGTTCCCCTGCGCCGCGAGCGCCTCCGCGGCGGCCTTCGCGCGGGCCATGAGGGCCTTGGCCTCGGCCTCGTCGGCCTTCGCCTTCTCGCCCCGCGCCTTCTCGCCGGCGGCGGCCTCGTCGGCCTGCGCCGTGTCCGCCTCCCGGGGCTGCTGCTGCTCCGGCGGCGGCGGCGGCGGCTGGATCTGGATGCGGTCGCCCTCGTCGATGTTGAACGCGCGCTGCAGGAGTTCCATGAGCTTGTTGATCGCGTTGAGGTCCTGGTAGCCCATGGCCACCTGGATGAAGCGGTCGAAGAGGTGCTGGAAGTCCTCGCGCTCCTTCTGCAGGTTGCGCTTGCCGGTCGACTCGGCCTCGACCGTGAAGTCGACCTCGCGCATTGTCGCCTCGAGGTCGCCCTCCTGATACTCGCCCCACCACTCGGCGGCTTGCGGGCCGAGTAGCTTGCCGACGAACTCCGGATCGTAGAGCAGCGTCATGGCGATGGCTTCCTTGCGCGCCATGAGCATATGGGCGCGCTCGACGCGCTCCCTCATGTCGTCCGGGCGCAGGTCGGCCCGGTTGTTGTGCAGCTCCGCGGCCGTCGCGCTGCGCTCCTGCGAGTCGGCCTGGCGTCCGTAGAGCGCCGAGTACAGGCCGCTCGACTTCTCGAACTGCTCCGAGAACAGGGAGAAGACCTCCCAAATGTCCCGATTCATCGGCGGGTGCTGCAGGAACGAGATCAGGTCCTGGATCTTCTTGCCGTCGACGAGGTCGAAGCCGTCCAGTTTGATGATCGAGAGGTCGAAGCCGTGCTCGATCACCTCCTGCACCTTCTGGTCGAGCTGCTTCATCGTGACGATGAAGTCCCGGCTGGTCGTCCGGATCTTGTTGAGGATCATGGTCGCCAGCCAGTCGAGCGCCTTCTGCTGGCCGAGGACGGCCTTGAGGATGCTGACCGGCCAGAAGTCGTCCGCCTTCTTGCGGTAGTAGAGCACCGTCACCGGCCAGCTGTTGCCGGGCGCGTCGGCGTAGAGCGGGACCTCCCAGTCGTCCGCGTCCCAAACGTAGGGACTGCCCGGGACGATGAAGAAGGCCACGAAGTCGCCGAACTTCTTCTCCTTGCTCTTCGAGGTGACGACGACGTCCTTGTCGACCTCGCGGCCGCGGAAGCCGACGCCCATCTTCGACCAGACGCGCCAGACCTCGACCATTTCGTTCGACTGGCCACGGACCTCGTCGAGGTCGGTGGTCATGTCCGGTTCGCCCTCGTCGTTCACCAGGATGTTGGGATGGTTGCCCCGAGGCAGGCGCGTGTCCTGCAGGTTGTCGAGGCCGACGATCTCCGCGAACTTCCATCGCGGCATGAGCGTCTTGCGCGCGATCCACCACGCATCCTGCAGGCGGTCCGCGTCGGGGTCGATGACGAGGTTCATGACGTCGTCAAAGACGTGGTGCACCAGCTTCGAGGTCGGGTCCTGCTCCAGCCACATCGTGCCCATGCCGGCGACGATGCTCTGGTCGACCCACTCCCGCGACTCGTCGACGAGGTTCATTTCCTCGGCCTGGTAGTTGAGCATCCACTGGTGCGCCTTGGTCTTGAGGATGCGCGGGTCGGGGATCGGCTGGCCGCTCTGCGGGTCCTGCTGCGGCGGCCGCGGATACCGGACGCGCGCGGTGCGCGTCGGGTTCCGGAACGCCAGCATCGGCCCGAAGATATTGACCATTTCCCACACCTTCGGGATGGTCGACTTGAAGCGGGCGTCCGGGTCGATCTCGTCCCACATGAAGTCGTGCGACTCGTAGCAGAATCGCATCGCCTCCTTGTAGGCCTTGACGAAGGGCTTCCGGCGCTTGATCCCCTTGGCGATCGTCGACTGCCACCACCGGGACAGCGCCTCATGGTCGCGGCGCGTGAGGCCGTCCTCGCCGGCGCGGTAGGAGTCGTCGGTGGCGCCGCGCGGCTTCGCGTCCGCCGGCAGGCCCTCGAGGTCGGTCTTGGTGGAGACGTCGTCGGTTTCCATTTCAGCACCTTGTAGCATCGGCCACGCCGCGGAGGTGGCGCTTGCGCATCTTCTCGCGCTTGCGCTCGAGGCCCTGCCGCAGGGTCGGGTTCGCGTAGTAGTCCGGCCGCTCCTCATAGGGGCGGTAGACCGGGTGGGCCATGGCGAGGTAGCGCAGGCAGTCCATGAGGTGGTCGTCCTTCTTCACCACCCCGGCCTTGGTGCGCCCGCCCTCGTTGAGGTCCGCCGTCTCTTTCGGCCGCTCGTACCGGTAGCGCCGGATCTCGCGCAGGAAGTGGCCACAAGTATTGAATACTTGTAGACGGGGGCGCGTTAAGTCGATCCGGTTCCCGCTCGAGTCGAAGGTCTGGTAGGTGCGCGGGCGCATGAGCGCCTTGACGGCGAAGATGCCCGACTGCACCTCGTTGTTCGCCTTGTAGATCCCCGCCTCGCCGTCGTAGGAGTGGAACTTCCTCTCCCGCCGGATGCGCGTCAGCTGCTCGCGCACCGTGCCGCCGACCATGCCCGGGTGCGTCTGCCCCGAGGCGGGGTCCATCGTCGACCGCTGCGACCAGTGGGGCCGGCCGTTGATCCAGTCCGATCCCTGGTTGAGCGTCGAGCACCAGCGGTCCACGACCATATTGAGAGTCGGCGGGCGACGGAGGTACAGCTCGTCGAAGATCCAGACGGTGCCGTGCGGGTCGACGGCCGCGAACAGGATGGCGAAGGCGTTGGCGTGGCCGGGGTCGAGGCAGTCGTAGATCGTCCATTCCCACGGGATCTCGAAGGGAGGCACGACGTGCACCGCCTTGTCGAACTCGCGGAACACCACGCCCTGCTGGACGAGGAACTCGCCGGTGCGCCGGACGCGCTCCTCCTCCTCGCCCATGTCCTTGAAGTAGGCCTCGCGCTCCTCCTCGTCGATGGCGATGTTGTCGTCGGTGAGCAGCTGGATCGACTCGAAGCGCCGCTTCGCCGGCGGGAGCGCGCCCGTCTCGATCGCGCGCTCCTCCTCCTCCGAGTTCTCATGCCAGTTGAACAGCGTGATACCGGCGGCGAGCGGGGTCGCCGTGACCTGCATCCAGCCCTTCCGCTTCATGAGGCCGCGCTCGACCTCGAGCACGATCGACTCGTCGTTGGTGGCCTCCTCGTCGAACCACGCCCCATCCCACTGCACGCCCTGGAACCGCTTCCGCCCCTGGTCGGTGCTCTTGAAGTCGATGACGACCAGCGGCTTGTCGTCTCCCTTGCCCATCGGGACTCGCAGGTACGCGCGCTCCGGGACCAGCCGGGCCTTGTCGCGCCACGCGATCCCTTCGCGCGGGATCCGGATGGTCCGGCCCTATTCCCGGAAGGTCCCGCCGTTGGCGAGGTAGCGGTCGGGGATGAGCGGGGGCGCCTCGACCGTGCGATCATCCCACGGTCCGTCGCAGCCCTTGAGCGACTCGCAGACGTGCCGCACCTGTCCGCAGCCCGCGCAGACGTCGAAGGCCCCCGGTTCGAACAGCTTCTTGTAGATGTTGTCGCTCATGAGGGTGAAGTCGAGCGACGAGGCGAGGAACTTGTAGCCGTGCTTGATCGGCCGGTCGATGAAGCGGCGCCGCCCGATGCAGCACTCGGCGAACCGGACGGCGCCGTTGAGGGTCTTCCCGCTCTGGTTGCCGCCGCGGATCAGGATGCGCTTGGCGACGGAGCGGTGCACCACCTCCTGGTGGTGCTGCGGGCGATAGACGGCGAGGGCCTCCCGCTTCCTCCTCTCCAGGAGGGCGGTGGCTTTCAGGAGCGTCCTACCCGCCCGCGCTGTCTCCGTCGTCGCCATTCATCCCGTCGTCACCCCCGGCCTTCTTGCCGCCGCGCGGCTTCCGGGTCCGGGCGGCTGCGGGGATTTCCGGCTTCGGCGTCGGTGCCGGATCCGGTTCCTTGGCCTGCTCGGGCGGGGCCGGCGGTACGAGGATCGTACCGTAGTGCTCCCGGAGAGTCCTGTCGAGGCCCTCCCAGTCGACATGGACGCCCTGCAGCTGCGGCCCGAAGCCGTTGCTGGTCAGCATCCGGTTGATCTTGTTCTTGTACTCCACGTCCATCGTCACTTCTCCTGTACCTGCTTGGCCACCATGCGGGCCGCCAGCGTCTGGTAGGCCTGCAGTTCCTCGTCGCTCATGTCCTCGAGGTCGTCTTCCACGTCCAGCATCATCTTCGGTTCGATGTGCTGCAGGAAGAGGAAGAGCAGCTTCATGACCTCGCGGCGCTGGTTGATCGACCCGGTCGAGCGCGTCGTCGAGACGAGTTCCGCGAGGTACTCGCCGATGAACTTCGAATCGACGCCCCGCTGCGCCATCGCCTCGAGCACGTCGAAGGTGGCGAGGTTCTTGCCCCGCAGGTCGAAGATTTCCGAGGCCTTGAGCGGGATCACCTCGCGGAGGATCTTCTGGTCCTCCTTCTGTTTGATCGTGGCCTCGGTGTCCTGCCAGCCGACCTTCGCCTCTGCCCGCCGGGCCAGCTGGTCGGCCTCCACCTGGTCGCCGAATCGCATCGCGTGGATGCGCTCCAGCTCGAGGCGCAGGTTGTTGACCGACACCCGCGCCAGTCGCAGCGACTCGCGCGCGGCGTCGAGCGAGGCGCCCTTGCACTCGAACCACGCCTGCCGCGCCTGCCCGTAGGCCGTCTTGCACTTCCGGTCCATCGGGCCCAGCGCCTCCTCCAGGAGGCGGGCCTCGCGCTCGATGCGCTCCAG